GCGGTGGCAACATCGGAACTGGATCTGTTCCGCAGTCAGGGGAGGCTGAGTTCTCTGGTTAAGTTAGAAAGCCTTAAAGACAGCGTTAAAGAAGCAATGGAGAGAAAAGATGGGTAAAAGTATGCTAGAAAGGGAACAGTATGGTTTAGGCGGTGCTATATCTAAACTAGGGAAATATGCTTCTAAAAAATTAGATGAGGCTCAAGGTATTACTAAAGATTCTCCGGGTAGAGTCTCAGAAGACAGAGGAATTGTTGTAGGAAAAGCTCGTACAAAAGCCTATAAAAATACTGAACAAATTAAAGGAGGAGCTAAAGGAGCAGCTGTTGCAAGTTTGCTTACTGCAGGAGCTTCTAAATCTTGGGAAGACGAAAACGCTTCAGAGCCTACTAAAAAACAAGCTACTGCTTTTGAAAAAGCTTTTAGCAAAGCTCATAACGCAGGTAAAAAAACTTTTAAGTTTGAAGGTAAAGAATACACTACTGACGTTAGAAAAGGAAAAGCAGAAGGCGGTGAAATATCTGACGAAGATAGTTTTAGAATGATGTATAACTCGTTTAAACAAGAAATGGAAGCGGCTGAGTCACCTGAAGAGCAGAAACGTATTCAGCAAAACTTTCAAATGCAAACACAAAACGTAGATCAAGAAGTAAAAAAAGCTGTGTTTATGGAGGCAGACAGAACTCCTAAAGCAGAAGGCGGCTCAATGCTTGTGCCACCTGAGATGAGCATGGAAGAAGAAATGCCTGTCGATACTTATACGCCTGAAGAGCAGGCTATGGCAGAAGAGTCTCAAGTTCCAGATGTTCAAATGGAAGATGACTATATGGGCTATGTACTAGGGGAGTCTCTAGACGATAGCGAGCAAGACTATTTAATGGGAGCTTTGGAATCAGATCCAAAACTCAGTGAGATTTTTGATAAGGTCGTAATGACTGCATCAGAATTTTCGGGAGCTGGAAAAGTTGAAGGCCCCGGAGACGGTGTATCAGATTCTATACCTGCGCGTTTAAGCGATGGAGAATTTGTAATTACCGAAAAAGCCACCAATGAAATTGGCGCTGACAACCTTCAGACAATGATGGATAATGCAGAGCGAATGGCAGATGGTGGCATAGCACGAACCCAAAAGGCAATGGGCGGTATTTTGTCTCCTCCTATGGCTGTTGAAGAACCTAATAAATTAGTTACTGGTTTTGGACTACAGCAAACTCAAGAAGAGGAAGAGATCAATAATAACATGTTAAAAGCTAACAGAATGCCTAGTCTTATGGGAAATCGTTTATATTAATAGTACGGCTACCTTGTAGTGACAAGCCCCAAATTTTTTAAAGACGTTTAAAATTGGCTACCTTGCAAGAAACAAGCCCCGTAGAAAAGGAAAACAAAATGTCCGAACAACTTTTACAAGAAGAGGAAGCAACATCAAATCCTTATAACATGAAGAAACCTTGGCATACGCCAGATGGCCCACGACAGGCTAAAGCAGATACTTTATTTTATGAAGATGAGGCCCCTCAAAAGCAGGCCACCCGTAAAAAACAAACGGCCCCTGCAGAAGAAGAATCAGTAGAAGGTTCTAACTATAAAAAAAGATATGATGATTTAAAGAAGCACTATGATCAGAAGCTCAATGAGTTTAAACGGAAAGAGCAGGAATTGTTGGAGCAAGCCAGAATGGCTGAACCCCAGTACCAAGCTCCTAAGTCTCAAGAGGATTTAGAAAAGTTTAGAGAAGAGTATCCTGATCTTTATGATACGGTAGAAACTGTAGCACACATGCGAAGTCAGCAAGAAGTAGAAGCACTACGAGCTAAACTTTCTGTTATCGAACAGAGAGAAGCTCAAATTGCACAACGAGAAGCTGAGACAGCATTGAAAGACCGACATCCAGACTTTGATGAAATCAGAGGGGATGATAGTTTTCATGAGTGGGCGCAAGAACAACCAGATCAAATTCAAGATTGGATTTATAACAATCCTGATAATGTAACTTTAGCCGTCAAAGCTCTAGATTTATATAAGTTAGAAACAGGTAAAGGACAAAACAATAGAGGTTCAAATCGTGGCCGACCTAAGAAAAAACAGGAAGGCTCTGCAGCTGATATGGTATCTACAAAAACAACTAACTTAGATCCCCAGCAAGGTAGGATTTGGACTGAATCAGAAATCGGCAAGATGTCCTTAGATCAGTTTGATAAATACGAAGAAGAAATTCGTGAGGCTATGATTGAAGGACGTGTTGTACGAGGCTAACTTTTCTACTTAGGAGATAACAAATGGCTTTAAACACATCCGATCAGGGGTTCGAATTTGCGACAACCCCAACTAACTTTAGCGGTTCCACTAACTGGTTACCCCAGTTATATTCCAAGCAGGTACTCAACTTTTTCCGTAAGGCTTCTGTAATTGAAGCTATTACCAATACGGATTATGCAGGTGAGATTTCTGGCTTTGGTGACACCGTTAAAATCATTAAAGAACCTGTAATCACTGTTGATCAGTACGAGCGTGGACAAGACGCTGCTAAAACTAATCTGACAGACACTGAAATTACGATGGTTGTAGACATTGCTAACGCTTTCAAATTCATCGTTGATGATATTGAAACGCAAATGTCACACATTAATTTCCGTGACGTTGCAACTTCATCTGCTGCTTACGCTTTGCGTGATGCTTTTGATGTAGGTGTGCTGGCTAAGATGTTTGCTGGCGTGTCTAGCTCAGGCCCTGACCATGTAATTGGTGCAGATGCTGCTGCGGGTACCGCTGGTGTTGCAGAAACTACTGCTTCTGTTGACCTTCTCGGCTCAGATGCAAGTGGCGTAGACGCTATTGACCTTATGGCACGTATGGCCCGTCTTCTCGACGAGCAAAACATTCCTGAAGAAGGTCGTTGGTTTGTAGCGCCTCCTTCTTTCTACGAAGAACTCTCACAGTCAGGCTCTAAGCTTTTGTCTGTAGACTTCAACGCAGGCCAAGGTTCAATCCGAAATGGTTTGGTATCTTCTGGTCAGCTCCGTGGGTTTAGCATGTACAAGTCTAACAACATTGGTGCCACTGCTACGGCTACTGGCAAGTGTATGGCTGGTCACATGTCTTCTACGGCTACGGCTCAGACGATTACTACGACCGAAGTTATTCGTGATCCTTCAAGCTTTGGCGACATTGTACGTGGTCTTCACGTATACGGTGCTAAAGTTCTGCGACCAGACGCTATGGTCTCAGCTTTTTACACGATTGACTAATAAAGTTTGGGGGATGAAATACTCCCCCATTTCTTTTTAAAGGAGTTACAATGCCTCAAATAGGAAGTGATAATAAATCAGTTGTTCTTAAAAGCGGGATAAAAAATAAAAAAAGAATCTTAGGAATGACTGGAAGTTTTTACGCTGGAGAAAGTAAATCTAATTACGATTCTAATTACGATAAAATTTTCAATAAAAAAACAGAATTTAAAATAGCTAGAGAAACTTCTAAAACTTTTAGTATGGAGCAAGACTAATGTACGACAAGAAAAAAAAGAGTTATGCGCACGGCGGTCAGGTTAAAAAATCAAAGCCTGATATTTTTGCGCTGGAAAAATCCTGTTCTTATAAAAAGAAATAAGTAAATGGCTGCTACTTACCTCGAAATTACTAATGAAATATTAAGGGAAATGAATGAAGTTCCCTTAACTTCGGCTAACTTTGCTAATGCTACGGGTATTCAGCAGCACGTTAAAGATTGTGTAAACCGTTCTTACTTAGATATAGTTAATGAGGAGCCGCAGTGGCCCTTCCTAGCTGCTGCAGAAAGTGGCTCAGATCAGATGTATGGTAATACTTATGTAGAAACTGTAGAAGGAACACGATGGTATGAGCTTAAGCCAGCCAGTAACGACCTTACTACGGATTACGGCTATATTGATTGGGAAAATTTTCTTCTTTCTACTGTAAATGTTGCAGGAGAAACGGCTCCCTACATAGTAAAAAATCTTAAGTTTACTACTACAGAAGAGTGGAAAGATTTTTATAGGCTTTCAGAAAACCAAGACGTAGCAGAAACGCAAAACTACGGAGTTCCTTCTAGGGTAATTATAAGTCCTGACAATAGACGCTTTGGTTTAAGCCCTATACCAGATAAAGTATATAGGGTTTGGTTTTATGCTTATAACTTACCTACAGAGTTATCTTCTTTTGGAGACGAAATTATTTTTCCAAATATCTATAAGCCTGTTTTAATTGCTAGAATTCGTTACTACGTTTATCAGTTTAAAGAAAATCCACAGATGTCTTCTTTTTCTCTTGAAGATTATAAAAGAGGTTTAAGGTTAATGAAACTTCATTTGATGGAAGCGGCTCCCGGTTATTT